TTCTTCTCCTGTAATTTTTCTCACCTTAATATAACTTTTGTTTAAATATTTGCTATATTCTGATGGTGTAAACAAAAACTCTCTTTGAGAAAAAGGTTCATAAATATTATAATAAGGCATAATTGTTTTTGTATAACGTTCTGTATACTTTCTTTTATTGTGTATCGTAGTATCATCGTCACCAAAAAACATTTGTCCTTCAGTTGCAGCTAAATTAGTTACAGGATAATCATCCTCATTGTCTGGTTCTGGATTAGATTGCTCTATAATATCCATATATTCTGGATATACTTGTTGTGCATATTCATCTGTCATATACTTAACAACTAAAATATGTGCAGCATCTCTAGCATAAACATCTTTTGCATTAGGATCTATAAATACATCTAAAGGATTCAAAGATTTAATACATACTTCACCTTTACCTAAGTCAGCATTAGGGTCTTGATACACTTGCATTACACCCATTCCACCAACATAATAGTCGTCTATAATCTTTTTAAGTTCTTCATCTCCAGATGATTGTTGCCATATATACTGAAATAAATCAGAAAATACACTTGCAGTTTTTCTGTCAGAATCTTCTCTAGCTGTGGCTCTAAATTGAGGTGAGTTGTATGTTAATAACGATTTTGCTGTTTCTACAATAGGGTGAATACGATTGACTACGATAGGTGCTTGACCACGAGACTCTAATACTTCTTGTTCTTCGTTGGTCCATTGAGCCCCAGCTCTAAATTCGATTGACTCTTGAAACTTTTGTGCCCAAAGTTCTCTTGAACTTCTATATT